ATTTGAGCATGCTTACAAGGAAGCATCCAAATGAGTATCGAGATAGATCAAAGGTCTGATGTTTCTGCATATATAAAAGTAGGAGATATAACTATATATGTAGAGCATTCAAATGCTCATCCAGAATTTATTTATATTTGGAGAGATACTGAAGAAACTTTATTTAAAAATCATGCTTGAGCTTCTTCTTTGGGTTTTAGGAACAATAGCCACTTACCTTGTGGGTGGCTTGGTTTATTTTATTTGGTTGATGAATAAACATTTATGAAAGAGCTAAAGAAAGAGCGAGAGGTTTTAGTAGGAGCTACATTTTATGTTGATAATGTAGATCCAAATGCTGAAGGCCTACCAGATTTATTAAGAGATAAGTTTGAGCAAGAGGTTGATAGAAACAAAATATTTTTTAGCATTTGCATTCCAGGGGACAACAATCAAATAGATTTAAAAAAACTAGCAGAAGAAAACAACGACTTAAAACATCAAGTTAAGTTTTGGCAAGAACTTTATTTAAAGGCTATTGACCCAAAGTGAGAAAATGCACTATATGCAAGGAAACAAAAGAATTGAACTCAGTTAACTTTCCCAATAGAAAATTAAAAAAAGCTCCGCCTTTTAGACGGGAGTGTCGATCTTGTTATAACGAAAACAAAAGAAACAAACCTTTGTATTGGGCCCATAAGATGTTATCTGGAGCAAGACGCAGAACTTTAGACAGGGGTTGGCCGCCTTGCACTCTTAAAGCTCAAGATATTTGGGACGTATGGCCAGAAGATTTTAAGTGTCCAGTTCTTGGTATTGAGCTTGTGCATGGATACGAAGACAGATACAACTCACCCACAATGGAAAGAATAGACAACAACAAAGGGTATGTTATAGGCAACATTCTTATTGTTTCTCATCGGGCCAACTGTATTAAAAGCGACGGCACTTGGCAGGAGATAATGGCAGTTGCAGAATTTTATAAACAACTAGAGGAAAAAGACAATGGCAAAAACGTGGGTTAAAGAAAAAATACAAAGTATTAAAAAGAAAACATCTATTGGCGACTCAAGGCTTAGCCGAGGCGCTGGGACTAACAAGCGCAAAACGCGTAAAAAATATCGAGGTCAAGGCAAATGAGAGGAGTAAATTATCCCTGCGGTTGGTTTGACGTTGAGCAATTACCAGGGGGGTCAAGAGAAAATGACTCAGTATAAAAAAAATGTAGAGAAGCAAAGAAAGAAACTTCAAGCTGAAGAAGATGATAAGAAAGTAGTTTGGTATGAGTATCAAAAAGGCGCGGGAGAACATTTCAGAAGAATAAGATACGCAAGCGGTAAAGAAATTAAAACTGATTTTGCAGATAAAAATGAAGAATAGATGCCCTTAAGAGATTACCAACAAGAAGCTTTAGATGCTTTAGAAAATTATATTGCTATAGAAGACGGCAATCCTTTGGTTGTCATGCCAACAGGCTCTGGTAAGTCTCATGTGATTGCAGACTTTGTGCTGCATATGAATGAACAAAAGAAACAAAAAACTTTAATTGTTTCGCATGTTAAAGAAATACTTTTTCAAAATTACGAAAAGCTACAAGACGCTTGGCCATATGGAGATATAGGTTTGTATGGCAACAGCTTAAAGAGTCGAGATACAGATAACGATATTATCTATGCTCAGCTCCAATCAGTTTGGAACAAGGTGGATCAACTGCCCTTATTCGATCTCCTCGCTATTGATGAAGCGCATCTTGTTCCAAAAGACGGCGAGGGAATGTACCGCTCCCTCGTTGTCGCCCTTAAAGAGCGTAACCCAGGTTTACGCGTGGTTGGATTTACCGCTACTCCATACAGACTAAACTCTGGCATGTTAACTGAAGGCGAGGGATCTATCTTTGATGATGTCGCAATAGACTTTGGTAGCGGTGATAACTTTATTCGTTTGATTGATGACGGCTATTTATCACCTTTGGTAACTAAGTGTATGGATACTGAGTACGAGATTGATGATATAGGTTTGAGAGGGGGCGAGTTTATCCAAACAGACTTGCAGGCCAAGATGAACGATAGCGGTAGAACCAATAAAGCCATACAAGAAGTTTTAATCAAAGGCGCAAACAGAAAACAATGGTTAATCTTTTGTGCTGGTATTAATCATGCAGAAATGGTAAGCGGTATTTTAAATGCCAACAATATAACTTCTCGCGTGGTAACAGGAGATACAAATCAAAATGAAAGAGATCAACTAATAACAGATTATAAGGCGGGCAAGATTAGAGCTTTGGTTAATTGTGATGTGTTAACAACAGGTTTTGATGCGCCAAATACAGATTTAATTATAATGCTGCGGCCTACACATTCACCAGGCTTATATGTGCAAATGATGGGTCGAGGCATGCGTATAGCAGAAGGCAAGAAAGATTGTTTGATTCTAGACTTTGCCAAGAATATTGAGCGTCATGGCCCTATCAATCAAATAGCGCCCAACCAAAAAGGCAAACGCAAAAAGACGGGTGAAGCCTTGGTCAAGAGCTGTCCAGAATGTCAATCATATGTACCCAAAGCTGTAACCACTTGTCCAGACTGTGGTTATGTCTATCCTATGCGTAAGCTGGAGTTAGAGCTGGTTGCATCTAAGTTAGATATTATTTCTAAGACAGCCAAGAAAGAACGCTACGATACTAAAGTTATCAACATGTGGTTTGGCAATCATCAGAAACAAGGCAAGCCTTTACCTGTACTCAAGGTCAGTTACAAGACACCCAACAAAATTATTAGTGAGTACATCTGCTTTGAACATTCGGGTTATGCAAGAGAGAAAGCTGTAGCTTGGTGGAACAAAATGGTAAGTGGTGATAGCTTGCGAAGATCCCCACCCTCTACAGTAGATGAGGCTTTGTTTAGACAAACGGAAGTTAACAAACCAGATTTAATTAAAGTCGATTATTCGGGCAAGTTTCCCAATATCGTCAATCATATTTATGCAGATAGGTAAGCCAACACGTTGTTATCCATTTAGGAAGGAGACGGGAGATTTTATGTTTATACCCTATGACTATACAGAAGCAGAATTAAAATATGTTGGCGGTGGTAGAGATACCTTAGAACAAATAGAAGATTTTTGGGATTCGATAGGAAACCCTATGTATAACAAGCGGCTGTCTCTTGAGGACAACATGCTAAACTTATACAGCAAGTTGCGGTATTGGCCTAAGCCAATGCTAAATGATAATGTCGTGCAAACGATGATTTTGGAGTATGAATATGATAATAGAAGAACTAAAAGAGTTTGAGTCTGAGCAAAAGGGCGACACCCTGGTATTCTCAGATATACCCAACCCTGTTTACCATGCGGGTGTTGGAGTTAGTAGCAGTAAGATTAGAGCCTTTGGCAAATCGCAACTGCATGCGGTGGAGAGAGTCCAAGAGACAACCCCTGCAATGAACTTTGGTACAGCTGCCCACGCTTTGCTGGTAGAGGGTGAAGAAGCTTTTAACCAAACAGTAGCAGTCGTGATGGGATCTCCCTATACCAATGCCAACAAAGAACTGAAAAAAGAGTATGAGGAGCGCGGCCTAACAGTTATTAAAGAAGCTGAAATGACAGCAATCAAAGGTATGAAGGAGCATATGATTGAAGAGGGCAACATCTACCTTAACGCTGAAGGCAAGGTAGCAGAGGCTAGCTTCTATTGGTATGAAGGCGAGGTTCTTTGTAAGTGCCGACCAGATGTTATCTGTCCGCCAGTTCAAAGCCCATACCCAGACAACGCCATATGTATAGTGGACTACAAGACCACTCAATCATGTGATCCAGTAGAGTTTGCTTATTCGGTTAAAAAGTATGGCTATGATATGCAGGCTGCTTGGTATCGCAGAGGTATGGAAAAAGCTGGCTTTAAGTTAGATGAGTTTGTCTTTGTGGCGCAAGAGAAGGTCTACCCATACGCATCCAAAGTATTTATTATCTCAGAAGAACAAATGAATCTTGGCTGGGAAAAGATGGAAGGCTTCTTGGAGCTGTACAAAAATCATTCAGAAGGTGGCCATCTATCCGTTTATAACTCGCCGAATATCGTTACCCTAACTTTATAATCGTGCCAGCTTACAAATTTAGAGAAGATGTATCTCTTGCTGAGCTAAAAGATTATATAGACAGCACCTACGATCAACACTATGCCAAGGGCAAGTACCAGGCAACAGATATGATTGTAGATGCTGGTTTTGGCGAGGGTTTTTGTATTGGCAATATAATGAAGTACGCCATGCGCTATGGCAAAAAAGACGATAAAAAAAAGGAGCTACTAAAAATCATTCACTATGCAATGATTGCTTTGTACGTCAACGATCAATAAAAATTATGCTAGGATTATAGGTATGTTATTTCCTAGCATTCCCCAATACCTGTGCGTTTATGAAATAGACAGCAACCTTCATATGGTTGTCTTACAGGCCAGAAACTCTGATACCGCAGAGCTATTTGCTTTGCTGCGCTCTATGGAAGAAAGCTCTGATTATACATTTGGAAAAATTCTAGATGTTAGCGAGATAGATCCTTCTCATCATATTAGTCTAACCATTCATTAAAAGGTAGAGCGCTTTTCGACAATGCCTGCGCTCTCAAGACACTTTACAGGACTAATGCAGAGTGGATAACTTCTCGTAAAGCCCTTGTCTATTAAAGTGCTAGGTAGGTATATAAGTATCTAAATGGGGGGAGATAATACCTTTAAGGCTTCCTAGCAAAGCCTAACAATTACAAGCTTGGTTTAGCTGGAGCTTTGGCTTCAGAAGTTCCTTCTGTTACCCAAGCTGGAGTGTCGTCTGCTTGTTTAGGCGACATCTTTTCCAACGGCTTAAAACCCTTAATGTTGTTTTTATCATCAGGATAGTCTGGATTTTTACTTTTCTCAATGCCAAAAGTACAAATCACTTTGTTACCAACCAGCTCGCCACCATTAGCGGGAGGGTTGTCTTTTCTGCCTAAAGCTTTAACCAAGCCAGAGAATTTCCTAGAGGCTATCTCTCTAACCATTTCTTGCTTTTCAGCATCGCTATTTTTGTACCAAAGGTTTAGATTGTCTCTAGCAATCCAGCCTTTGTACTTTTCACCACATACTTTGACCTCTAACGCAAGATAGTCGTTGCCATTGCTAGAAGTAGTCTTCTCGCACTTGCTTATCTCTGTTAAATAGTCCCCTTCTGGAATAGTAGACTCACCGCTATTACCAGATTCAAAATCAAACTTGACGTCTGCAAAATCGCTCATTATTTTTCTCCTTTTGAAAATCCAAGTTTATTAATAATATATGTCAAGTTAGGCTCTTCAAAAGAATCTAGCTTGCCACTCCTATCCTTAGCGATGTAATTATCACCAAGAACTGTTTGCAACCAACGATTGGTTACTTTCTTCCCTTCATCGTTTTCTTCGGTGAAAGTCCTAAGACATAACACTTCATCAAAGAAGTAAGGAATTTGGGTAGGTAGTTTAGCACCAACCATCATTGGTTGATAATGAAACATACCTGTTGCTTCGTCTCGAAGCTTGTCTTCTTTAGCAACAAAAATAACGTGCATCTTAAGATCTCTAAATCTACGCATCGTTCTAGTCATTACATTAATAACTTCTCCGTAGGCTTGTCGAGGATCTTTAGACCTTGCTTTTTCTTGCGCTAATAAAAGTTCAGACATCTCGGTCACACTATCTAAACAGACAGTATCATAATCAAGATCTCCGTTTTCAAGCATTTCAGCAATCTGTTCTATTTCTGAAGCTTCTTTAACTTCAATAGCGGTAACATTGTTTGCATCTTTAATAGATAACAAACCAGCTTCCATACTAATGATTAAAGTTTTTCCAGGTGATGTAGCACATGCGGTTGTTTTACCAGCCCCCGATGCTCCATACATTAAAATCTTAGCGCCTTGGTTTTCTACCAATTCGCTAGGACTTACAATTCTACTTAAAATATCAGACATTTAATCTTCTCCGTTTTATTTAAAAATACTATTTTAATTTATTTTAATATGAATTACAATGTGTGAACATTAAATATTTAACGGAATGTAAAATGAGAGAAGTAGACCAAAATCAATGGAGAGTGAATTATCTCTGGAGGTTGAAAAACCTGACCAATGAAGAGCTTAAATCATTTAAAACTAAAAATCTAGAACCTGAACATAAGGAGAGGGAAGTGCAAAGAATAACTTTAAAGAAGTATATAGAATTTATTGGAACAGAACCTGCGGCAGAATTATTTGACTGTTCAGCAGCATCAACCAAAGCTTGGAGGTATGGTTTAAGGCAGCCTTCAATTAAACAAGCTAAAAAAATTATTAAAGCATCTGGCGGTAAGTTAGACTTCGAGTCTATCTTTGGTCCTATTGAAGAAAGTAGTGAAAGTTAAGAGTGTTCAATTTACAAGTAACAGCGCAAGACTCTGCGTTGGACTTAGCTCTGGCTTATGCAGAATACGGCATAAGCGTAGTACCACTACATAGACACAATAAAGTTCCGCCCAAAGAATTAGGGGGGTGGCAAAAGTTTCAAGAGCGACAGCCGACGACGGAAGAAATAGAGAAATGGTTTAAAGGGCGAGATGATTTAGTCGTCGCTTTAGTCTGTGGTAAGTTTATTGTTATAGATGCAGATACACCTGAAGCGGTCAATTGGTGTGAGGCCAACTTACCAGTAACACCCTTTAAAGTAGCAACAGGAAAAGGGGTTCACTATTATTATAATAATCCAGAAAACTTTACTACTTGGGTAGCCAAAAGAACCGAAGGCTATGATCCAGCCAAACTAATTGATATTAGAGGTGTGGGTGGTTTAATTGTTGCTCCGCATAATATTCATGCAACAGGAGCTATATACACTCCTACAAGAATTGAAGACTGGGATCTGAATGATGTTGATGATTTACCAAACTTAACTCAAGAGTTATGGGTAAAAATAACGGGAGTTGAGAAACTTAACGGTCAACCAATCTCTACACCTTTATCTATTCAAGGTGTTTCTGAGGGCGGCCGTAACGATCAAGCGGCAAGACTGGCGGGTTATTTGATAGCCAAAGGTTTAAATACAGATTTTACAGAGTTCTTTGTGCAGTCTTGGAACGAACAAAATACTCCACCTTTATCAGCAAGTGAAATATCCACAACAGTTAATTCAGTTCAAAAAACTCACGATAGAAAAAACCAACAAGCGCCTGCTTATATATCAACAACCAAAACAGTAAAAGAGCCTGTCAATCTTTTTTCTCCGCCTGGTGTGTTAAAAGACATTTACGAATACTCAGAAGAAATAGCGCACATATCTCAGCCAGCGATTAGCATGCAAGCAGCTTTGTCTTTAGGCTCGGTAGCTTTGGGCAGAATGTATAGAACCAATATGAATAACTTTTCATCTTTATTTTTTATGTGTATTGCTAAATCTGGCCAAGGCAAAGAAAATGTTAAGACGGTTGTTGAAACTATTTTAGATCATGCAGAGTACAGCGATTTAATGGCTGGAGACGGCTATACTTCAAGTGGGGCTATCTACAGCTTATTAAGATATAAGCCAACCCATATAACCGTAATGGATGAGTTTGGTAAAAGATTGGAAAGTATATCTAAGTCATCTAACTCTAACAAAGAAGATGCGTTACAGATACTTATGGAGACTTGGGGAAGATGTCATGGCGTTTTAAGACCAGATAACTATTCAATGATGACGCTAACTAATAAACAACAAAAAGAAGTATTAGATAGATCAACGATTAAACCTGCAATTACTTTGGTCGGTATGAGTGTGCCTAAAAACTTTTATGGCGCGTTATCAACAGGTCGTATTGTTGACGGATTCCTTAATAGGTTTATTGTTGTTGAATCGCATGTACCAAGAACTGTTGGCAAGATGGTGGCTTTTGTTGAGCCGCCTCAATCAACCTACGATTGGGTTTCTCATGTTAGACAGGTTGACAATGAAATGGAGCAAATATCTAGAGACAATGCTGAAATGGATTTTAAGCAAAGGGTTGTAAAGTTTGACGATGATTCTAATGCTTTATTAGATAGTTTAGCCTACAGGCTTGTTGAGCAACAGAATGCTTTGGAGAAAGAAGGCTTAGAAGTTTTGCTGTCTAGAACTAGAGAGAAAGCAATGCGTTTAGCTTTAATCGGGGCTTTGGCGGATGATAGAAGAGCTAAAGTTATTAAAGGAGATATAACTCAATGGGCAATAGATTATGTTTATTACTACGATCAACTGCTAATAGAAAACTGTAAAGACAAAGTTGCAGGTTCCGAAATGGAGGGACGTATTAAACAAATACTTAGTTTTATTAGGTCGCAGGGAGATTGGGGTATAAGTAAGCGTGATATTGATAGACGTGAAATATTCAGATCAATGAAGTCATATGAAGTTAAAGAAATTATAGAAAGATTAAAAAACTCAGGGGAGATACAAGAAAAAGATTTAAGAGCAAAAGGAACTGGGCGACCAACCAAACGTATTGTTGCGATTGATCCAGAATTTTTTAATGAAGATTGATAGACTGGCTTTGAGAGAAAGTCTTAGCGATGTAGCTGTTGGCGTTGTAATAGCTTTGCCTTTATCTTTTTTTGTTCTTAACATGTGCAATTATTTTAATGCCAGCTTGTTAACGACCTCTATTATTCAAACAACAGTATTTACACTTGTTGCAATTATTCGCAAATATTGTGTTCGTATTGTATTTAAAAAGGGAGAGCTTAATGGATAAACCAAAACCAAAAATGGAAAACATTAATGACCAGAAACGCGAAGAACGTGTAGCTGGTTTTATAGAGGGCCTTTGGAATGTTAGATGCCATAAACTACCAGTTAGTTATGGCTTAGATTATTGGTGTGAGTCAAAAGAAGTTTCTTTCTGGCTAGAAGTAAAATGTAGAACTTTTGGTATTACAAAGTATGACACTTTATTGCTTTCGGCTAGTAAATTAAGGATGGGCTCAGCTTTGTCTTTAGCAACCAATCAGCCATTTGTAATTGTGTATGCAATGACAGACAGCGTTTACAGTCATACCTGGAAAAGGGATCACATATACGATGTAAGATTTGGTACAATTGCAGAACCTATTTATGAAGAAGATTCAGAACCTTACATTCATTTTAGCAAAGATGAGTTAGAGTGCTTATCTCCTCATCCTTTAGGTTTTGACAGAGAAGAAATGGGATTAGTAAAAAATTATAAAAAGGAAAAATAATGAAAGACCCAGTAAAAAAATCACACGATTATAAAGGGTGGTTTTGGGATCATGTAAACAAAAGAATGTATCGCTGGCATGAGCTAGAGTTACTAATGAAAGAAAGAACTTTAAAGGAGAAGAACAATGCCGATCAACTCAAGAACCAAGGGGGCGACGTTTGAAAGAGACGTTGCTAAAATATTAAACGAGTTTTTTGAATCTGAAGGTATTGACTACGTTTGTAAACGTAACCTAGACCAATATCAATCTAAAGATCTTTGCGATATAAATATTCCTCATCACGCCGTAGAGTGCAAGTTTTATAAAGAAGGGGATTGGTATCAACAAGGGTGGTGGGATCAAGTATGCAAAGCGACAGACGGCCGTATCCCTGTTTTAATTTTTAAATACAATCGTAAGCCTATTCGGGTGTGCGTACCTTTGTATGCAATTAATCCTGAGTGGGATGAAGATAACGATAAGGTAACAGTTATGCCAATTGAAGAATGGTTGGAAGTGTTAAGAAATAACTGGGATCTTTATTTAATTAAGGGTTAACTTAAATTTGCTAGTCTTTGAGCAATATCCATATTAGCCATATTACCCCCCAAAAGATTCAAACTTGGTGTTGTTTGATTTTGAGCTGACA